CCAGAGCGACGAGGCGATCTTCGAGCCGAAGCGAGACTCCGGCGGTCGCTTTGTAAGCATTGACGAAACGACGCAAGGCCTCCATGCGGTGGAGGCACCACCTGAAGCACCGGCAGCAGCCCAGCCGGATCCACCCGAGTGGGAGCAGCAGGGTCAGCGACGCGTTGACACCATGTTGTCAAGCGAGATCCAAACGCTCCACGAGCGGCTGCGCCAGGCAGAAGACCGGGAGCAGCGAACGCAGCAGTGGATTAACCAAACCTTCCCGACAGAACAGACCTACCAAACATATCAGCAGCAGGCTCCGCAGGCATACCAGCAGCAGGCATACCAGCAGCAGCCTCCGCAGCCTCCGCAGGCATACCAGCAGCAGGCATACCAGCAGCAGGCATACCAGCAGCAGGCATACCAGCAGCAGCCTCCGCAGCCATATCAGCCGCAGCCGGATCCGTACATGGATCCAGACATTATGGACGCACAACAGCGGGTGCTGTGGCAGCAAAATCAGCAGATGCAGCAACACCTACAACAGCAGCAGCATGCGCAGCAGCAGCATGCGCAGCAACTGGAAACGGTGCAGCAGCACATCAACGAACAGGAAGATCGGTACTGGCTCGCTCAAGTTGAGCAGGAAGCCCAGCAGGCGACTTCGCGTTACACCAGCGCGCGCCCGCAGTCGGTGCTTGCGATGTTTGCGGCCTGCAAGGGCAGCAAGTCGATAGCGCAGTGTGCTCGCGAGGATCACGAGTTCATTCAGTCGGAGATCAACAGTGCAATTTCCGCACGGGCATCGCAGGGGGCACCCCCCACCCAGGTACGCGGTCGTGAGACTCTTGAGAGTGCGCGATCAGAATTGATCCCAAACGGGCTCATTAAAGGTGACTTTGGCGATTTTGAGAGAGTCGCCCAATTTACAAGGAAGCAATTCGGAGTTAGGAGGTAACTCACTATGGCGTTTGACCCCACTGCCACCGTACAAGACAGCTCGAACTTTGAGGACTCCCTTAAGATTCGGTATGCCGCCACCGTGGTCAGCATCTTGAACCGCAAGACGATCCTGCTTGGGCGGCTAGAAAAGACCCGCGCATTCTGGAACGGAAAAGAACACCGGCAGCCGATTCAGTTCGTCAGCGGTAACGCAACAGGCGCGCGCCCAGAGGGTGGCAGCATCCCGTCAGCGCGTCCGCTGACAGACGTGCAGTCCGTGATCAATAACAAATCGCACTACTGCACCGTCAAGGTCACGGGACAGGTCGAAGCTAAATCAGCCTCCAAGGAAGGGGCGTGGGCTTCGGTGAAAGCCCGGCAAATTATGAACGCAGCGGCAGACCTTCGCTCAACCTTAAACCGAGCCATGTACGGCGACGGCAATGGGATCCTTTGCGAAATGGCGAGCGTTTCCGGCTCCGGCACCACTGGCGACCCGTGGGTCGTGACCATTAAGGGCTACAACGACGGGACGACGCTGCTCAATGACTCAGGGTGGGCATGGACGACAACCAAGCACCTCAAGCGAGGCATGCATGTTGTTTGGGGTGCATACGACGTCGGCGCAGCAGGGGGCACATTCTTTTTGACGGCTGGCGCGCCCCTCGGTCGCGGCGACGGGTACGTGTCTGAGGTGGTCACAGCCTCGCCATTTACCCAGTTTAAACTGGTAGGCGGCACCACAGCGGTTGCCCCGGTTGCTGGCGACGTGTTTGTCATGGGCGATCTGATTGCCTACGGGAAACATTCCTTTGGCCAGGAGTGCATGGGCCTGCGCGGAATCGTAAACACTGACGAGTTCCAGAGCATCGACCCCGCGACCCACCCAGAGTGGCAAGCGCAGATCCTCCAGAATCCAAATGCCGCAGGCACCCCTCGGCAGATAACCGACACGCTGTTGCAAGAAGCGTATGACCGAATGTCCGATCTCACCATCGGTGAGTGCGACATGATTATCGGGCACACGACGACACGCAACGCATACGTCACGCACCTCAAGAGCAAAGGGCTGGAGCGCTACGCTGCGACCCAACTCAAGGGAGGGTGGAGCACGGTAACGTTCAACGGTGGTCGCGGCAACGCCGACATCTACGCCGACAAAGACGCGCCGTACCGCACCGTCTATGCGCTAAACACCAAGGCAATCAAGGCGTACACGATTAAGACGTTTGCCTGGGACACAACAGGTGGCGGCGTTTGGAAGTGGCCTGACGATGAAGATGCAATGGTGGCTTTCGGCAAGACGTACCTAAATATTGGCACGACCAACCGAATTTCACAGGTCCGTATCGAAGACGTTGCCGTTAGCGGCATTTACAACTAACTAACGCCCAAGGAGGAAGTTGACAATGTTTGGTCAAATGGACGCAGGGCGGTTGAAGTTCGCAATCGAGTGCCTGCTGGCAGACTTTGGAAAGGCGAACGTGTTCTTCGTGGTGCCGTCTACGGATAGCAACTACGAGACGTTTGCGCAGCCAGAGTATGGAAAGGTACCGGGGATGGTGTTTTCAAAGTTTCAGGATGCGGTTGACGCTGCATCCTCGGGCAACGGTGACAAGATCTTCTTGCTGCCGGGGATTCACTACGCGGCGACGAACGTACTGCAACACAAGAGTTACAAGGACAACATCGTGTTTTCAGGCCTCCCTGGATACCGTGACGACACGATCCTCAAGGGAGGCACGTCGCTCACAACAGAAATTTGCACGCTGTGGCACACGGGCAAGGATTGCACGTTTAAGAACATGACGTTTTTGTCGCACGGTGCCGCCAGAGAGTGCGTTGTGCTGTATGGCGAAAGCGAGTACCCGCTTGGTAGCGGCGTGGATTATGGTCCGCCCGACCGTGTGAAGTTTGAAAATTGCCGCTTTGAGGGTGAAAGCGTAACCGTTGGCAACGGGCTGGAACTTTACGACAACGAAAACGAGATCCACGGCGTTGAGGTCGCAAATTGCCTTTTCGAGAGTTGCAACAACGCCATTGTTTACGGCAGTGGTGGAGTCGCGCACCAAGACATCGAGAAGGTCATTGTGCGCGACTGCATTTTTCGGGAATGCACGGTTGATCATGCGGATGCGGCGGCCAACGAGTCGGACGTTACCCGCCTGCTCTTGCTGAACAACGTTCACGTTGATGCGAAGGCAGGCGGCGCGGAAAAATACATTCACCTTGATGGCGGGACAAACACGGGGCTCGTCACCGGGTGCTCGTTTGCTCACGCTACCGCTGCCACAGCAAAAATGGACATACCAGCGGGCATTATGTGGGTGAACAACCACACAGAAGAAGCACTCGACTCGACCGGCACGACTTCCGACCGGCCTGACTAGACGTGATCTCCCCGGTCCAATATGGGCGCAGTAAGATACTGCGCCCTTCGGACCACTGGACTCGCGTCGTCAGAGAGTTGTACCCACCCGCCGCAGGCGCAGATGGCTGCCACGCGGTCGTGGTGGCGTATGATCCTGAGTTTCGTGGCGGCCGGTGGGTGCTGTGCTATGACGCTACGGAGCCAATGCCGTGCGGTGGTGGCGTTGTGCAGAACGTTCGCTACCTCAAGTCGTTCTATGTGTGGCAAGGCCCGAACAACACCTACATGGATCCGTCGCCGCTGATAGCGGAGTGGCTACGAAGCCACGACCTGTTTAGTGCAGATCACTGTGGATCTTGGGAGGACCGGCACTTCAAACAAGACGAGCGACTGATCGCGGAGCGGGAACTCTCGGAAGAGGACGATCTAATCCACGCACTAAAAGAAGACGACCCAGGAAAAACGATGGTGGCCATGGGGTGAGTTAATGAATCGCGGTGAGCTGAAGACAATTGCCAAGCGGCTGATGGATGAGCGGGGCGATTATTGGTCTGATACCGAACTAAACGACCTTTGCTCGATAGCTAACCGAGCGGTTTGGGCAGAACTTGCCGCGCGTGACGAGGGTCGGGTGCTGGCTGTTCGGACCTACGCGGAGTTTGCTGCCGACGCAATGAGCCTAAGCCTGACGTCCGCGCCGCTGAGCCTGAACATGCTTCGCATACTGAGCGTGAGCAGCCTAAGGGAGTCTGCCGTCGTCTCCCCGACGAATAAGCCGACACCGCTAGAATATGTTGAGCCCAACGAGTCTGCCATGTATTACGAGTCGCCCGCAGATCCGTACAGTTCGAGAGATCTTGGCACACCGCGTTGGACGATTGACGGGAACTGGGATCTTTACCTCATCCCGCCACCGACGACCCCGGTCAATTTGCTGCTTCGTTACATCCCGAGACTGATACCAGCATCGCTAGATGACGACGCCGACGAGATGCTTGCCGTCGCGGGCGGCGCAACCTCAACAGCGCCAGAGTTCCAAGATTCCGTTATAGGTGCGCTGACGCACTTAATGGCTTCCAAGGAGCGGGACTCTGCGCTCGTGTCGCTCCAGGGTCACGTGAAGCAACTTCTGGGCGGCCCAGCGGTGGGACGCGTCACGTCGCGCCGCATGAAAATAACAACGGGCTACTGATGGCAGAGGCAACTTATATAACCGGCCCATGGCGTGGCATTGAACAGAGGGAAACCTACCAAACGCCGCAGCACGATGAGTTTGCGCTGAACGTCGACTATTCGTCTGGCTATAAGCGCGCTCGGCCTGGAATGGCTAGTCCTCGCGGCGACGGGTTAACCCGTACATATGTGCGGGTGCTCGACCCCATGGTTGGCACAGGGCTAAATCTCGGCGGCCCGGCTGAGCCAAGGATGAAGGAAGTAACCCTGTTCGATGGCAGCAAGGGCATTCTGTGCGTTGGGTCAATGGGCCCGTGGGCCGCCACAATCACAGTGCACGGAGCCCCGGTGGCTGTGGATCGCCCCGCAGGGGACATAGGCTTCGTTGTCTTCAATCTCGACCTCCACCCGGTAGCTACGGGGAACCTGACTTTCCCGTGGGATGCGCTGGCAGCAACGATTCCGCTGGCAGACTCCCGGCAAGACTTTCGCTGCTCTTTCGTTGACATGTATGCGCCAACCGGCCAAAAAATGGTGGCGGTCGTGTCAAACGCGGGCACGTGGGTGTGGGATCCCAACGCAGTGCCACCCTTCCCGCTAGGCACACCCGCACCCCCCTGGCCTTACTGGAATAGCGGCGACATGCGTGCGCTGAGAATGTCGGGCGCAGTCGACGCTGACTTTGCGTTTCTATACCCCGCTTCGCGCAACTACTTCGCACTCCCCCCGAGATGCACGATCGCAACGTTCCACAACGACTTGGGCTATTTTGCAGGGTTCGCCCCCCGCGATGGTCTTCCGGTCCAAGCCGAGATAGAGGCGGATCAGGATGGGGTGGCGGAGGTAAAGATAACCAACGACCGCCTCGGCATACGCTTTGGCCCGGAGGATTTCATTGTAAGCGATCCGGCGGTGCCCTTCAGCATACACACAGCCGCAACGTTCAACCTGGACCTCGCGGAGCACGTGACAGGCATGCAGCCCGTGGGTGACGCGTTGGTCGTGTTTGCCGACCGCGCGATTTACACAATTGCCGGGGATCCTGTCTTGCAAGAGGTGCCAATCTCAAAGCTGGCAGACGGGGTTGGCTGCGTTGCGCCCCATGCGATTGTCGCCGCGAGTGGCGTCGTCTACTTCATGGCGCACAACGGCATACATCGAATAGCGGAAGGCCAGGTGCAGAACATAAGCGACGGTATCTCCGGGCTTTGGACGGGCGAGTGGAACAAGACGCGCGTCAATGACACGCTTCTGCCCCTGTTTAGCGCGCTCAAGTGGCCATGGAAGATCGACCATAAGCGCTTCAACGAGGTCACCGCTGTGCACTTGCGTGACCGCAAGCAAATCTGGTGGTCGTTGCCTATCGCTGGGAGAACGCCGGGATCCAGGCCTATAGGCCTCGTGTTCGACTACGCCAACGAGGCGTTTAGCTTCTACACCTTTCGTGACGCGTTCCCAACGGGTGTGCGTTCGGGAGCGGGCACGTTCTTTTCGGATGGGTTACAGATTGAAACCGGCGGCAAGCTGCGCACGTTCTTCTGCCAGCGCTCGGAGACGGACACCTATGCGAACATCGTAGAGCTTGGCGCGCGACCGTTTGACGCGACGGGTAACGACATACCGTTCGCATGGCAGACGGGGAGGGTGGGGGCAGGCAACGACAAGAAACTATCGTTTCGCAGGGTTCGCTTTGAGCTACTGGCAACGCGCAAGTCGCGCGCCACGACCCGCGCCTTTCTCGATGGTGATGAGGCTGCGTTTGACGTCGAGCTTGAGGGGAGCGCTGTAACAGCCGCAGAGCGGCAGAGCGATAGCCTAACGCTGGCAACGCATCCCCGAGAAACGAACACTTATTTCTTCTCGGTTGGGCTTTTCGGGGCAACCAAATTCTCGGCAAAAGCCTTCTTCGAAAGCCGCTGCGATCCCAAGGCAATCGCCAGCAAGCACCTGTACCTGGGCGTCGCAGACGAAAGCGCCGCGCTCAGTGGCGCGGACGCGTCACCAAGCACCGTAACGCGCGGCATCTTCGTGGATGTGGGCGTCGAGGGACGGTCGCGTCGATGAAGAATGCCTGGAACAGACTCTACCGAGTGCCGCCAGACGCGGCGAAGCTGGGCAGCACGGTTGACGTTACGAGGATGCTCGGCCCGACGATCACGCCGAAGTGCTCGCTACAGCGAGCATACCTGAGTACGGCGGGCGACGGCGGGCGAATCACGCTGAGCGAAGGGATTTATGAACTGCGGGGCACGTTGACAATCACACGTCAAAACTTCAGCATCGTGTCAACGTCGCCGGGGAAAACGATTATTCGGCGCAGCGCTTCGACGTCGGGCGCTATGATCGAGGTGACGGAAACTGCAACGGGCTTCAGGCTTGTGGGCGTTTCACTGCAAGACATATCCGCAACTAATACCGACCCAACGATCCTGATAAAGGCAGAGTCTTCCGTTGTGAAAGACTGCCATTTCTTGGACTATGACACTGGCATCCTGGTAGACGCCACAGCGGGGGTGAAGATATTCTGCAACCGCTTTGATCAGTCCACTGGGCGTGCGGCATATTGTGTCTACCTTCGCGACGCTGATGACGTTATAGTGTCAATGAACGACGTGCACCATGCGGACGTGGCGAACCCGGCAATCTATGCGGATGACAACAGCGAGCGGGTGAGCGCAGTGGGCAACACAACGCCGGGGGCAAACATGATCAGCTACAAAGCACTCAAAGAGTGCGCCGACGCAGGCAACACACCTCCAACATCCATCCAGGTAAGGCCTTAGAGTATGGCACTTGTACCCGCACACGTTACGTTTGTTGATGCGACGGTGATCGATGCTGGCGACTTCAACGATAACTTCACCACCTTCAAAGACTTCCTTGAGGGTGGGAACATGGACACGGATAACCTGGCAACAAAGTGGGCGGTTTACCGTCTGCACTTTACCTTTCAGAGGTATTTTACACCGCTTGCGGGCGTAACGGCCCAGCTATCTTCATGCACCGTGCTGCCCGCCACGGTAGAACTTGACAAGCTACTGAAGGCAACCGTGACGCTCGCCCACCGAACCGCTGGCAGTGTGAGTCTTGACATCCTTCAGGGGTCACCTGGCACCTACGATGGCGACGGTGGAAGCGCTGGCGCAACAACGATCCTCTCGGGGGCTGCCGCCCTGGCAGTCGCAGGCACTGCGAGCGCTCCGGGGTTTGCGGTTGCCAGCGTCCCGGCAGGCCAAGAGGTAATCTTCGAGCTTGATCTGACAGGCTATTCGGGGAACTTCATCGCAACGTGTGAGCTTTGGTGCGCGACCAAGCTCAAGGCACTGTAGGCAATGGAGAAGTCGAACAAGAAAGGGGACTGGGGAAAGCTAACGGGTGCAGCGCTGGGCTCGTTCTTTGGTCCCTGGGGCGCAACGGGCGGGGGCGTGCTCGGCTCGGTGATCGATCAAATGTTCCAAGATGACGATCAGGCGTACCGAGCCCCCAAAAGGCAAATGCTGCGCCGCCTCCTTCTGCCCCAACACGGGCAAGCGCTGCCCCCGTGGCAGAACACGACGCCCCCGCGCACTTCGCTCACGCGGATGCAGCCGGATCACTACGACCAAAAGAGGAGAGCCGCTTTGCGGCTTGCGGGAGGCTACTCATGATGCAGCTAATGCCGGGCCGGGTCCAAGCTGGGCGCGGCTCAAGTGCCTACGACAGGCCCGTGCCGGGGGCTGCCGCGCCGGAGCAAGAGGCCTGGTGGCAGAAGTATCTGGTTGCGCCAGCGATGCAACTCGGGATGGGCGCTGCCTCCAGCGCAATTCATGGCGCAATGCCGACACAGGTAGCGGAGAGAGCGGCAAACGAGTCGACGGTGGGGCTGAACCGGGCGCTTTCGTCTGCGGCTCAGTCCGACCCCAACGCATGGAAGAAAATACTAGCCTTGCAACGACGTGGATTTTAGGCGGGGAAGATGGCACTCACAGACAAGCGTACCCAACAACAGTTTTCGACGCAGCCAGCGCTTCCAAAAGGCGCGCCAGCGGTGCCGTCAGTTCTTCCCGTAAAGCAACCACCGGCAGCGAAGCCTTCCATGCGGAGCGCTGTCCCAACAAGAGCCGCGCGGCCAGGAGGGGTAGGCGCACCACAACCCGCACAACCCGCGCAGGCAGCGGCGCAGGTAAAGCGTCAGCAGCAACCAATGCAGCAACCAATGCAGGCAGTGATACCCGGCGCAGTGCTGCCCGTGCAGATGGCTGTGCAGCCTGCGCCTGCGCCAGCACAACTAACCCCGCAGCGCATTGATCTGTTGCAGCAACTCGCAGCGACCGAGCAGACGCAGCCGCAGTACCCCGCGATACCCAAGCCCCCCGGAGCTTTCGTGGGGGCCGACTTCCTGAGCATGCCGCCGCCCGACGCTGTGGATGCGCCATCGGAGGAGAAAGAGCAGGTTTTACCATCATACAACCACATGGACTACGCCAAAACCTCCGACTACGAAGAGGATAACAAGTGGAACCCACCATTTGGGCAAGCTGGCGACCCTAAGAAAATGACGGCAGCCGAGGCCGAAGAGGCGTACATGTCAGGCGGCAGCCCGGCGGCAACGATAGGCTACGCGGAGTTTAGCGACACATGGGGCGCGCTCGACCAGGACAAGCGTCGCGCGCAAGATGAGGCGGTTGAAATGCACGAGCGGCGGATGGGTGCTGTAGGCAAGGGGGGCACGGGCTCGTCTATCGCTGCCGTTCAGCAAACCTGGCGGGATATTGAAAACAAGTACGCAGAGTTGAAGAGCGACGCCTGGCGAGAGATGCTCTTCAAGAACCAATCGGCAGAGGATGCCTCTCTTGAGCGTGGGCTACGTCACGCAATAGCGACGGGCGACCAGGAGGCTCAGGAGCGTGCGGCTGATAAAATCTTAGCGAGCCAGAAGAAGGTCGACATCCTACAGCAACTTTACGACGCGCCCGACTTGATAGCAAAACGATACGGAGGTGGGGAGTGGGCCCCCGGCGCAATGGAAGGCCTCAACGGAGCGCTGTCAGCAATAGCAGCAGAGCCAGACGAAAACAAGAAGACGCAAATGATGTTTGAAATGCAAAGCCAGATTGCCGTCAACGAAGCCGGGCTGATTTACTACACTGGCGACATGCCCACGCTGCAAGAGAAAATTGATGCTTGGCCCACCAAGGGGGGCGCGTCAACTTGGTGGGTTCAGATTATTGATGCCGCTGAAAAACACGGGATTGACGAGCGCGACTACCTCCTGCTCATCGGCATTAATCCGGGCTCAATTCACGCCAACCTAAGCACACCATCTGACGATTGGGGCCTGGCCGCGAGTACAACCATCAGTCCCAACCCCGTTTAAGGAGTAGCGCATGCCGGTCCAGATAAACCCAGGCCGAGGCTTCTACGGTCGACGGCGCGAGCTTCGAGAGCAAAGAGCGTCACAGAAGAAAGACAAGCCCGAGTGGTGGGAAAAGTACCTGCTTGCGCCTCTCGCTGGCGTTGGGTACGGCGCACTCAAGGAAGGCATATCGGAATACATGCCAACAGCGAAGGCGAAGCGTGGCCAGCTTGCCGCGCAAACCGCCGCAACACAGGCGCGCACGGGTTACCTTGGCGCGCTAACGGACGCGTCACAGTTTAAGCTGGGCGAAGATCAGGCTCAATCCGGTCGCGAGGCCGACAAGCGGAGATTCGCCAAGCTAGTAGAGGGCATTGCCTCCGGTGCCATTTCAAAGGACAAAATAAGAGAAGGCTTTGGCTATGAAGAGCGCAAAACGGAGTTTGTGCCGGAGCCCTCAATCATGGCGCGTCGCGAGCCGCCGGGCGGTCGGCCCGACATACGAGAGGGGCAGCCGCAGCCTGAGCCACAGCCTGAGCCACAGCCTGAGCCACAGCCTGAGCATGAGAGGTGGCAGCGGGTACGCGCCCAGGAAGCGGGGAACCTGGCCACGCTTGGCCTTCCCGACCGCACCCGCGATGGGCTTGTGCTGGTGCTCACTGGCCCAGGCAACCATGGCTGGTACCCACCGGAGGCGGCCTATAAGCTAGTGGGCCCCCGACAGAATAGAAACCTTTACTCAACGGTTGATGATCCTCGCTACCCGATGGTGCTTGCAGGCGAGGAGTTGCTGGAGGCTGGCCCCGATGCGCCAGAGCCTATCCCCGGCGTCCCGCCGGGCCCCGGCGGGCCACCGCAGGTGCGACCCCCAGCCCCACCCAGTGGCGAGAGAGTTCGGGCAGAGGCAACACCCCAGCGCAGCCAATCGCGAGCGATTGAGCCGCAGGGCAAGCCTCCCGAGTTGGTGACGCACTGGCCCACAGAACAAACACTTGGCTGGGGTTACGGCCAGGTTAAACCGCTATCAACGCAACAGATGCAGCAGGAGTTCCTGCGCGAGCTTGCGACGTCAAGGGCAGCCGAAGTCCCGCGAAGAGAGGGCACCGAGGTCACGACGATAAGAGATGTGCCCGGCACACTGGACGAAGCAGGCAAATCCGAAATGAGGCGCGCAATATTTACCGCGATGCAGCAAGTTAAGGCGGCGACGCGCAAGAGGCAACTTGAAAACTGGGAGACGGCACTTAAGTACAAGCCGGGCCAGCACACAGTGAAGCGGGGACGCAACACCACCACGATGCCGTACAGGCAGCTTTCCCCGACGTACAAGGGAGGCGACGACATCGCGTCTGCATGGCAGGCACCGGGCGGAGGGCAACCTCCGGGCCGCAGTAGTCAATGGAGAGCGGGCAACCGCAGACCCAAGCCCAAGGGAATTGACAAGCGGTGGCCCAAGGATCTCGTGCCCATTGTTGTCGCCGCGATTGGCAACGGGTGGCCTCAGAAGGATCTGATTCGGATGTATTTCGAAGCGAAAGAAGTCCCGTCCGACACGGGCCCCATTCGTTGGAAAAACATAGCCAACGCTTACGCGCGGCCTGCGGGAGAGACTAGGAACTTAGTGTTGGGTAAAACCCAATCCTCTGAGCGGAAAGACTTGAGACGCGTGAGCGAGCAAGCGCAGAAACGGTTGGACTATGCGAATAAACACCTTCGCGGCGATGCGTTAGCGGCAGAGCGGGTCCGAATTCAAAGGTGGAAGACAGAGAAGGATATACACACAAGATGGCAAGTCGAGTGGAGGAATGCTAACAAAGAGACGACGAACTCTATTGGGGACGTAGTCAAGCAGTCCGCTGAGTTCAGGTCATCCGTGGCAGCCAGAGAGCCCCACAATCCGGGCTCACTGGGACCGCCACCAAGACCAAAGGGAGGCGCGCCGGATCGGCCAACCCCAAGCCCCAAGTCGACAAAAACCAAGGTGTACGAGGGACCGCTGCCGGTTCCAGAGACGCAGGCCCAGGAACTTGAAAGGAGAATTGAGCCTCACTTCAAGAAATGGCAGGATGGGAAAATCACCGAGAAGCAACTGAAAGCGGAGAGGAGAAAGATAAAAGCCTCGTTGCGACACAAGTAAGGGAATGGCGGAAACAAGACCAAAGAAGAAGGAAGGGGCGGCCGCGTGGCTTGCGCGCCAAGAGCGCGGAGAGCGTGACCCTGGCGTGTCTTGGGAGTCTATCCAGACGGACGAGCCCCCCGTTCAACCGCCAAAGGAACCAAAGAAGAAGGAAGGGGTGGCTGCGTGGCTTGAGCGCGAAGAGCGCGAAGAGACGGCTACCAGCCTGCCGACAACTGCGCCACATGTCGACCCCCCGCTTGGTCGAGAATTGGAAGCAACCAGGGAGGCGATGCAGTCCCCCCGAGGTCTACCGAAGAGCCTCTTGACAAAAAGCGAGCGCGCCGTGTCTGGGCAGCCGCCCGCGCAACAGATGGGCGTACCCCCGCTTGTCGTGCCCGAGGGTTTCGACGTATCTGCTGAGCTGAACAAGGCAGCGCAGGACGAGCAGCGCGAAAAGTACAAACGCCTGAAGGAGTTGCGCAAGAAGGTTGCGGCGCGTCGCGTCGCTGAACGGTGGGGGCAGGGCACTGTATTTAGCCCGCTATTCCGTGGCTCGCGGGAGGTAAGCAGCGAAGAGAAAGCACTGGAGCGGCTGGAGCGAGATATTCGCCCGGTCGACGTGCAGGAACTTATCTCCATGGCGCAGAAAGTGCGCAGCCAAGCGTCCGAAGAAAAATCAATCCGCGCAGAGGCGCAGCGGAAAACCCTGATCGAGAGCATTGACAATTACATGTCAAGCAAAGGGTTGAGCAGCACGAACGTCTTCACGCCTCCGTACATTGCTACGCACCCCTCTCAGTTACGCGAGTACAAGGAAGCGGAGCCGGGCGACCTCGTTTACATGGTGGGTCCAGACGGTGGGCTTGACGTTGCGCCTAAGCCCGAGCCCGAGGAAGATCTGCTTGAGTTTCAGCACACTGAGCGGGACCAGCGGGAGAAGCTGCGCCCGATGCGGGAACAGTTTTGGCAGCTACAGCGCACGCTGGAGGCACAGAAAGAGTATCGTCGCCTTCGTGGCGAGCTTGCCGAAGAGCAGGAGTTTGAGATAGGGGAAGCCCTGCGTGCCTTCGCTGGCAGAGGGCTAACGCCCGCTGAGCTTGAGCGTTCGGCAGAATCCCCCGGCGGGCGCATGGTGGTCGGTGATGACGAGTGGACGACGGGGTTCACTAACGCAGTTTCTGGCACGCTTATGTCCGTCCCTGCGCTTGCGCTTGACATGGCGTTCGGACCGCTGGACGTCGGGGGCGCAGCAGCAGAGCAGTTAGAGGACTGGAAGTTTAACAACCTTGCAGTTCTTGTGCGTGGGGTCATCGATCCGCACGGTGCCGGTGCGTTTGGCCCGGTGCACGCACTGCTTGGCAACGTGGCTAGAGCATCCAAGCAGTACGAAAAGGAGAAGCTCGCAGCGCAGGCGAAGGGGTTTGGCATGCGTCCGCGCTACCCCAACGAGCAAGGTAGGCCCGTAGGCGCAGCGCTTGAGCGAATGCTTCAGAACGTCGGCCGGTGGGAACCGGATTTCATGCAGCCTATCGGGGGTGGGCTTGTCGAGCGCGACGGCGTTACGGTGTGGGAACCGTCTCCTCGTGAGGGCCGAGGTGTAGCCGAAGGCACGTTCATGGGCGACTTGTGGGGCAACGCCTGGAGGAATGCTTGGCACATCGTCTCCGGCTTCGCGTGGCACCTGCCGCATGGCGCGTACCGAGCGGGTCGCTGGTTAACCACGCCTCAAGCGGCTGGTGCCTTTACATCCCAAGTTGCGGCTGCGCCTTTGTATGTCGGCAAGTTTGCTACCCGCCGGGTTGAGCAGATTCGGAAGGAGCCAAAACACGCCTTTCGCACAGATCCGATCATCACCGCGCTCGACATAGCGATACCATGGCAGGCACTCAAGGGGGTGATGATGAGCCGCGCCGCTGCCGCTGAAGCGTATGCAGGCACAAGGCACGCGGTAAACACAATTCGACGGGACAAGCTGGCTGAAATAGCGCGCCTACAGGGAGAGCTAACCCGTATTGCGCGGGCAGAGTTGTTGGGCACCCTGAGCAGGCGCACCGACCGGATTCGGCAGCGACTCAGCATGCTAAGGGCAGGCCTTGACAAAGCACCAACCGCTGACGAGATTGCAGCTGCGCTGCGCCGATCTCCCGCGAAGGTGCCTACCGATCCCGCAGTTGTCCAAACGGCGGAAAACCTGGAGTTTGCGAAGACCGCCCAGTTGTCAGAGGCAGCAGCAGTAGGAGCGGAGGGGCGCGCGGCAGCGGCGCGGGCGGCAGCGTCTGAGGCAAAGGTGGCCGCTGCCCTTGAGGAAGCGGAACTGGTCTATGGTCAGGCGGTCGCACGCGAAGCAAGTTCTGCGACAGCGACAGCTCAAATCGTTGAGGCCGAGGGAAGGCTGAACACCGCGCGCGCTGCTGCGTCTCCGTTCAAAGAGGCGATAAGGGCCACATGGGAGCAGCGCATGGATGCCCTCGTTCGGCTCGTGAACCTTCGCGGTGCGCCGGGCGGGGCGGGGCGCAACCGGCTGACGCAAGCAGCGCACCAGGAACTTAGCGAGCTGACGCAGAGGATGGACACCCTGCGCACAGGCCAGCGAGCGTTTAGAGGTCCGCGCACGCAGAGGACACCAGAGTACACAGCCGCGCTGGCGGAAGTAGAGGCTGCGAAGACCGTGCTGGGCGCGGTGAAGAAACACGCGGCCACCCAGGCAAAGGGGTACAAGGAGTTCCTTAAGGCGGAGTTAACGGCGCAGAAAGCGGAGGCTCGCGCAGGGGCAGCGGCGCACAAGGAACTTGTCAAAGCGGAAGAGAAAGCCGCGCGGCTCGCAAAGAAGCGTGGCGAAACTCATGCCGCTGACGTTCAGATGTCAACAAAGATGATCCCCAACCCTGCGGCAACGGCAGAAGTGCAGTCCCGGCTTGGCAGGGCGGAAACATATGAGAAGTGGGCAGTGTTTTTTGACGGGGTGGCCCGCTACGCTAACCCGCTGTGGGGCCCGTGGGAGGTCACGAAGGCAATCGCCAGCCGCTACCTTCGCGGATGGAAGTTGGGCCGGTATCAGGTCTTCGATACGGGCGCGGAGAAGATACATAAGAAGGTGCAACCTCCTCATGCAGACGTCGACAGGCCTACGCTTGCGCCGGGTGAATCACTGGCAGCGCCACAATATGACCTCACAAAGTGGCACGACAAGTCGTACCTGCGTTCGCTCATTTTCCGCCCGTCGCGCATAGTGCCGGAGTTAGTGCAAGCCGAGTACCAGATAATGCACTACACCCGCACAAAGTACGGTTACGGCATGGCGAGCGCTATGCGCAGAATGCTAGAGGATGCCCACCACCTAAAGGAGTACGACACCCTCGTGCCAGCGTTCAGGGAAATGTTGCACATGGAGCACCTGGGCACGCTCGAAAACTTCGTATTCAATCCGGGGGCAAAGCAATTCACCCTGAAGCCAGGACTCATAGGGGATGAACTCACGCAGGCAAGGAAAACGCTCGCATTCGCCAACAAGCACGCGCCCGACGTTATAACGGAGTTGCAGAAAATTAGCGCGCTGGCGAAGAAGTCGGGCGCATTCGAGGGAAAGGGTCGGCCGGTTTGGATGCCGAACCTTTGGGAAGGTAAGCCCGTCATACTGACGAAAGAGAAGTTCGACGAGTTCGTCCGCGCAGGTCAGATAAAAGAGCACGAGGTGGCGTTGTGGCAGGAGGGGGTGCACCCGATGGTACCCGAAGCGCTTCCCAACGTCCGCGCTGGCTACATCAAGGATCTCGCGAAGCGTCGCGAGGGTAGGCCTGTGATGATTCTGGAAGCCAAGTACGCCCTTGAGGGAGAGATGGCACGGCAAAATCTGGGCCTTGCAACGCGCCTTGAGCGTCAGGTCGTGGGCGGCGCTATACTTGAAGCGACCATGCGTAGACTCGGGTGGACAATCGAACAACGGGAGGCAATGGGCTTAAAAAGCAACCTTGCCGAGGAACTCATGGGAGGCGCGCAGGACGCAGTTCGGTTTTTCTCGAATAGGGTCATGGCGAACGAGTTGGCCGCGCAGGCAACCATATCGTCCAGCAAGTACAGGAAGGGCTGGTTCAAGTGGAAGCCCGAACTCGCGGGCACGCCTGCGTCACAAAACATGTGGGGGGATCTGGCGGGTAAGTATGTGCAACCCGACACGTATTGGTTCCTCAAACACCTGGAGGATTACCAGCGGTGGGGCCAGTCGGGCGGGCAGCGAGTGCTACAGTTCCTGAAGGGAACAAAGACCGTTTACATGCCCGGCACGACATCGACGAACTGGGTGGGCAGCACCATGCTGCTCGGCCCGATGGTCGGGTTTTTGCCGTGGCTGCCAAAGAACATAGCGAAGATGAAGACGGTGATGGAATGGTACCTCACCGGTAAGATGCCAAAGGCTACTTACAAGGTGAACGGCAAGGTGGTGGAGCGGAACGGGGTGCCGGTGAACCCGCTTGAAGAACTGCTTTTTCATGGCGCGAAAGGCCCGGCTGGGGCTATCGGCAAAAGCGAACTTGTCGAGCAGTCCGAGCGGGCGATGGCAGCCGTCTACCTTGGTGCCTATGGGCGCACAAAAAACATCTTCGCCGCAATGCAGGAACTGGCAGCCGTCTTCTCGCACGGTGACAGCGCAATCACCAGATATTCAAAGGAGGTTAGACGGGCGGCGCTAAAAGAGGACTGGTGGGGGCGCGGGCGGGCTGAAGGCAGCGCCGCGATGGCTAACCTCGCGAAGACCTTCCACCAAGGCATGCAGGCGTTCTATACCGCTGGCGACGACGTGAACCGCTTCGCTGCGGGCTGGCACCTACTAGAGACGGGCATGGATATCACGAAGGCAGTTGAGGCTGTGCGTGTCGGGTTCGGCAAGTACGAAGACCTTCCACACATGCTTCAGATGGTGCGCCGCAGTTGGTGGGGCGAACCCTTCGTTGCGTTCGATGGCTCAATGCTTGGCCCGATGGTAGAAAAGGCAATACTTCAGCCGCTGGTGGCGATGCTTATCGCGCGCTGGGGTGAGGAGATGGGCAGGCAGAACCTTTTGGCTGCCGGTATTGACATGGAGGCACTTGCTGCGATGACCGAGCGACTGCCGCACTATTACCGGGGACCAATGCGGAGCATGGGCGAACTGGATCCAAGCCTCGCTGTTGACGAGAATGGTAAGCTGAATTTCATCGACCTCGTGAAGTACCTGCCCGGTGGCTATCGGATGAAGATGCCCAACGAGAATAACTTCGAGTGGGTCGGGCGAACGTTCCTTGGGAAAAACTTTGCGCTCGCAGCCTTGCACACTTACATAGGCTGGGACATGCACTTCAAAAGGAAGATTGAGTGGTACGATGCGATGGATCGATTCGCCTCGCTCGTATCACCCGGCTACCTCCCATATTATGGCTACCCGTCTGTCCGAATTCGGGCGGCACTGGCGGGAAGACCGCGACCTGGGCGCGACGACCCCGAAAGCGTGTGGCGTGCCGTGCTGGCGAGCGTGCTCGGGTTCCGCACCCTGACACTGAGCGGCAAAGACTCGGACAGATACCACGGGAATGGCACCAAGTGGGCGCAGCGCGAGCTTACGGGTGCACTGCGGTGGCTGAAACGAAATAAAGAGTCGTACAGCGATGAGGAGTTCAAGGAGCGCATGGGTTACATCGACGAGGATATTAAGGACTTCAAGGCACGACGCGCTGCGCTGATTGAGCGAGGCATGAAGTCTGCGTCTGACTACAAAGAGGAGCGGGGTGGGGAAGAGTTCTATAAGCAACTCTGGCGCGGGCGGACGGAAGGCTTCAGGGAGGATTAGGTGGTGGTGAGCGGGAAATTGACGTACATTTGTCAACAATATAGGGAGGACACCCTTGGCTGAAAATACATTTAAACTAAAGCGCGGACTCACCGCTGCGGCACCGGCCTTCACGTTTCGGCTGCCCGTGCCATATGACGTGATACAACTCCAGTTCCACCCGTTTACTGCGGTGCCTGCGGCAACGACGTCGGTCGTCGGTGACATCCTGACACTCGTCGCAATCGACGAGGACGGGGAAGAGGTTGCGCTGCCGGGCTCGCCATTTGCGCTTGAAACGGCTGATCACATCCTGCAATTCACATGGAAGGGCACAGCCATAAAGGCGACGATGACCTTTGCGGGAGGCACTACCACGGTAACCGCGTGGGTGAAGGTGAAAACCTTTGAGGAGAGCCAAGGCGACCTCGACCGCATGACCGCGTACAAAGCGCCGCCCGCTGCCGCAACGATTGATTCTCTGTCTGGCGACTAGATGGTAAGGCGTCTAGTCCAGCGTGACGTGAAGCGCGAAACCCATAGGGACGCGCGCAGGATGGTTGCGGATGTGGGTGGTGGGGGTGGCGAGGCTGCCCCTCCCTTCAACGACGATCACTCCATCCTCTTCGATGGCTACTCAGAGAACATCACCGTAGCGCACCATGCCGATTTTGATTTTGAGTACGACACGCCATTCTCCCTCTCCGCCTGGTCGAAGACCACGGACTGGGGCTCCCAGGGAATGATTGGGAAGATGAATAACGGTGCCGGAAGCGCGACAAATGGGTGGGCGATGGGCGTGTCAACCGGCACGTTTTACTTCTTCCTCGTGAACACGTGGACATCGCCCTCAACCGGCGGATACGTGTCCGGTTTCATAAACGACGGTGTATGGCGAAATTTTATCGTCACCTACGACGGCACCTCCGTCGTCTCGGGGTTTAAGATGTACACAAATGGCGTGTCTGGAACCGTCTCGAACTACCCATCAAATACGCTCGCCCTCAACAGCATGAAAAACACCGACCCAGTGCAACTTGGCAGCTGGTGGGGGGATTCCACGGCATACGGTTGGAACGGCAACTTGAACGACGTTGCGGTGTGGGATCGGGTGCTCACTGGCGCAGAGGCTACAGAGATTTACAACTCGGGTGACCCAGACGACTTACTCCAGCACTCGGCCTCGTCGAGCCTCGTCGCCTACTGGACATTCGACGAAGCCGCAGACGACGCCACCGGGGGCACCGGGGTGATTACAGATAGAACCGGAAACGGCCACGATGGCACGCCCACGAACACCGAGGCGGGCGACATCGAGGAAGACGTCCCTTAAGGGGGACAGGGGGGAAGTAATGCTACCAATGAGCTACAACCTGCGCGCAAGCCGCCACCTGTGGAGCGTTGACGAACTGCCCCCCCAGTTGCGCGCATGCGACCCGTCGAGCCGCGCGTTTGCGCATGCCGTGCTTGGGTTCCAAAAAACACACTCGCTCGTGGCTGATGGCAAGCTAGGGCCGAACACCATCGCGGCTGTCCGTGCGCGTAGCGAACCCGCTTCGGGCTCTCCAGCTACATTCCCAACTCCTACCGGCGACGTATCGGACAGCCGCATCCTCATCAATGGTGAGTATTATGACGTCCCTTTTAGCGTCACCCAGCACGAGCCTTTCAGTGGCCGCAAGCGAACCAAGAAGGTTAACACCGTTTTGGTTCACCAGTCGGTCACGTCCAGCGTCGCGACCACCGAGCGGGTGCTTAGGAAGAAAGGGCTGGGCGTGCACCTTATGATTGACGGTGACGGAAGCATCCACCAGTACGGTGATTTGGCCACACAGAAGCTCGCGCACGGCAACGAGCGTAACGGGTGCTCCATAGGGGTCGAGGTAATCAATCCCTACACCAAGGGCAAGAAACCTTGGGCGAAACCGGTGCCGTCCAAGACTGCGTGGAAGGGCAAGGAGGTGCTGGATACGGACGAGCAGATGGTTTCGCTCGATGCGCTGTGCGCGTTCTTGTGCAGCCACAGCTTTCCGGGCAGTGCCAGTGTTGACATTGAACTGTCATTCCCAACCACCAAAAAAAGCGGCCCGAGCCGAGGTCATGCGGCGTGGTTCAATAACACCGTTGGTGGAATCATAGCCCACGGCCACCGTCCTTCCCGGTATCCTGCCGGGCACAAGAAAGCGGGCACGAAGGTTAGGGGCGCGCACGCCGATGCACGCATGACGGTGTATCGTCTTTTGCAGAGGATGGCGTAGTGGCTAAGTGGCTAACCAATCATGCCCTGGCACTGTTCCTTGCCGCATGCTCGTCGATGTTGTGGATAGGCGGCGCGGTGTGGTGGACAGCGGTAACAGTTACAGAGGTGGAGGAGCGATCAGCGCGCAACGAGCACGCGCAAGCGAAGCACGAAGAGGGAAGCGGGCACAGTCAAACGCGCGAGCAGTTAGTTCGCATTGAGACAAGACAACAGGCAATCATTGAGAGGCTTGACGGTATCAAATCAGAAATGGTTAGGGGCCGCTAAGGTGGCACACCCGAAGAAGATCAAGGCGGCGCAGGAGTTGGCTGGCGGCTACGCGCGCGGCACCGGGCCATTCCCCACCCAGCACCCGTACGTCTACAACAAGGATGGATCCACAAGCAACGTGCTCACGATTACGGTGGAGATGGACGGCAAGCACTACGTTATCCCTTCGATGGTCGGCGGCAAAAAACTCTCAGGCACGGCGGCTGTGGCGGTCGCAAAGAAACACGGCTTAAAGAACTATCCTTCTTTTAGAACAGCGGCAGAGGCACTAACAGCCTCAAAGAAGCTACACGGAAAACAGCCACCCCCCCGAAGGGCGGCAATGCAAAAAGTTCTACGCAGGGGTAAGTTGGGCATTGAGGAAACGAGGGGGCGCTGATGGATCCTAAAACACAAGCTGCGCTTGACCGATTGCTTGCACTTGTGACCAGTTCGGAAAACTTTCTCCGGGCAAGAACGGAAGCAAACCGTCCCCCGGTGAGGCAACCCGTGATGTTAAGGCAGGGTGCCGCGCCGAAGGGGGCGACGCTGATTTCGGAACTTGGAGTTGAGGGATACCTTAACTCACTCAAGAACCGACAGCACAACATTCAACCTGCGGTGAGGTTGCCACCAATCGCACAGCACGTGCGAAGCCTCCCGCCGGGGACGCAGACGACTATCTTCGATCCAGGCCGAGGGGTTGCTGGCAAACCCCTGCCACCGGGCCCGATTGAGGGCCCCGCGCCCACACCCTACGCACATAAGGGCTACGGCAGCCTCCGGCCAGGCGGGCCCATCGTTGACCCGAAAGGCCTGTGGCCTGCGTCGGGCGTGCCACCAACAGTACGCGGGGCTGCCCCCCCTGTGCCCAACCCACAATTTAAGAACTTCTCGTCCCAGGCGTTTGTGCCGACTCAGACAGATGTTGCGCTTCACGGTTACCGACCAACCCCGGCTGCCGCAATACCGGAGTTGGCACCGGCCGGTCGATTCGGGCAGGCTATGGCTAAGCTTGCGCCCGCTGCAAGAATCTTGCAGCGGAGTTTGCCCGCCTTGGGGCTCGCTCACCCGATGCCGACCCTCGAAGGGGGCAGGATCGTTCCACCGGCCAGTGATCCACTGACTGATCAAGCGGTGGACTTGTTGACAAAGCCACGTCAAACGCTCAGTGATGTGCCTCGCGCGTGGGAGGAGTTCTTCGGTGGCGCGAAGATGGGTGCGGATATCCTGAAGTCGCGGCTCTTCCCCCAACACAAACTTAGTGAGGGGTTGGATCCGGCGATGCTGGCGCGTGCTGCGAGGGAAAAGGCTAACCGACGACCCCAACCCACTCCACAACACAGCGTGCCGCCGTGGTGGCCGGGGGCTCAGGGGGGTCGCTAATGCAGTACAAACAACGACAACGCACCGCAAAAAAACCAAAGGTTCCGCCAAAACGGGGCACAAAGTACGGTACAGTGACGCAAAGCGCTGCGAGTGTCGCGAAGAAACGCAGCAGGAGGCGAGCCAGTGGCTACTAGAAAACCAAAACCCCTTTACAAGAGCCTAACCGTCCAATCAGCGTGCCTCTTGGCGCTGTTGATCGTCGGTCGCGCGTTCTTTCCCGAGCAGTTAACCGATGAGTTGTTTAAAACCCTACTTGCTGTTTTTGGCTTGGGTGGTGCGATTGGCTTGCGGCGCGCCCTTCCGGTGCTGCTCCTATGTTTGCTGCCGTTGGGGTTCACGCACTGCGGCCCGACGATGTGCGACAAGGCGTCGATTGTGATCACCAACCACCCGACGATGCCTAAGCCTGCGGGCACAGTGTCAGTCAAGTGCGACGGCAAGAACAAGGCAGTGGTGGTGGCGAAAGAGGTGTTGAAGTGACGCCGGAACAGGTCGTAGCAGTGCTCGTTGCGTCGCTGACCTCGCACGCGAACCAGCACCTACCGGACTACGTTAAGGATCAGTGGGTCATCGCGCTGGGAGATGTGCTGGGCTCCGGTGTTACGCTTGCGTGGGCTGAGATTATCAAGAACCTGACGGTGGCCGAGCTTGAGGCAAACACCGTGGAAATTAGAGATGAGAGGAAATAGCTATGCCTGATTTTGCTGGTGGTCCTGGTCCTGGTCCCCCCGGTCCTCCTGGTCCCCCTGGTCCTGGTGGTCCTGGTGGTCCTGACGTGTCTCAGATCGTGGAGGCTCTCCGTTCGCTGCCGCCTGATGCCTTGATGATGATCCTGCGTGAGCTGGGTGCTGCCGTTGGTGGGCCTGAGATGGGTGGTGGGCCCGGTCCCGGATCTGGCGATTTAGTTAGTGCGGCGAAGACGCGAGCGGGCCGAGGGTTGGAAGCGTAACGTTTGTTACCTAAAGCAGCGGCTGTTCCTTTGACGCTTCACTGTCAACCTTCTCTTTCTTGCTTGGTTTGCTCGGCTTCGCGCCTTCGTGCATGGCTGAAGCGAACTCGCGGTAGCTCATTGGCAGCGTAGCAGGGAGGATGCCGCTGCGGTCGCCTGCTTCGATTACGCTTGTTCGCTGGCACCATAGTTGCCGCTGGCCCCCATCGTCCACGCCTGCGAACATCACAATGTCCGACCGACCCAGCACAATGTCGCGCGCGCGACCCGTTAGCGTTGGTCGAATCACCATCGTTCGCGCCTGTGTGTTGTCAAGGAACTCTTCGCGGCTGTGTGACAGCATCCACACGCCGAGCTTCGTTCGGCAGAGGTCGTTCACGAACTTCTCAAACGCATAATTGATTCGCCCCCACACCTGGCGCGGGTCGCGGGCTTCGGTCGGGTGGCCAATGTTCATTTGGTCGCACATGTGCGCCATGCACAACTTATGCGCCTGGTCGATTGTGTCCACGATCACCGTTGTAAACGTGTGCTTGCCTGCGATCAGCTCACGCACTGCCTTTTGTAGCGTCTCCCAGTTGGTGCAGTCTAAGCGGTGCGTGTCGAGTGCGTTCAGCCCCGCTTCGGTGGCTAGGAACACGCCCCCCTTGATGCGGCTGGCAGTGGTCGACTTCCCGATCTTCGGAGGTCCGTAGAGGGTGACTATCTGGCGGTCTGGGTCGATGAATCTTTTCGTTTGTTTTGTGGGGAGTATTCCCATCATGTCCTCGCGGTTAGTTCTTGGTTTGGGGATGACTCAATATAATGGTTTTGCCTGACGACTGGGGAGAAGTCGGACGAGCAGAGTTTGTAGAACCGGCACGCACCGTGGTACTTGAAGCAAAAGTCTGGGTTTTGGTAGTACGCAGGGTCGCCCACTTGCGCGGCTTCGAGCATTTGATTTTTGAGTGCCCATACTTCGCGGTTCATTTGCAAGATGCGGCTTGGGTTGTACGTTATGTGCGTACGTTCGTAACGCTCTTCTTTCGCATGGTCTTCGAGCAGCCGCGCAAGGAACGCGTCTCGCGGTTCAAGTTTGGTCTTGCCGGTGGGGTTCATGCCGCGCCTGCGGAGGTCGGACTTTTGAATGATGTCGAAGATAACCCCGACGATCTCAATGCCCAGCGCGCGCGACGCGTGCTCAATGTACCAGGCCGCCTGGAAGTTTGACCATAATCTGTCACGACGGTAGGCCGATGCTGAGATCTTCGACACGGTTTTGTGCTCAACGAGCCAGTACTCGCCTTCGTGCTTCACTAGCAGGTCAAGTTTGCCGCCCAAGTGGAGCTTGCGAGCACTGCGGCCACTATCAGGGTTGACTAGCGGGGACTCCCACTCCTGCTCCACGCTGACGACTTCCCAAGGGTCATACTTGCGCGGGTACTTGCGGAAGTAGCCTTCGAGCGCAGCTATTACGTAGAGGTCATAGCTGCGCCCGAAAAGCGATATCCGTTCTTCCTCTGCCTCGAAGCGCGCCTGCACCTTGTCGAATATCTCCGCTGCGGCCATCCCGTTGAACCATTGTTCAAGGCCCCAATGGACGATACCCCCAAAGTGCAGAGGTTGAGAGATTGCGCGCGGCTCGATTGCCTCGACGTTCCGCCAGTACCACAGACGTCGGCAATTGCGGAAGTCGCACACCTGTGAATAGGTGAGCTTTTTTTTCTGCACCCCGTTGGACATGCGGTACTCTATCGTGGAACGACTTGACCGTCAACCGTCAACATGCAAGGTTGTTACACATGGGAAAAACGCAAGGGAATAACGTCACGATATACGACATAGAGGTGCCTGAGCGCGACGAAATGAAGTTCCTGGTGCTCTTTCCAAACGGGGAGCGCATGTGGTACGCCCGCGCCTTGGTGCGTGACGGGGAGATCAGCTTCCACGTTGACAAGGGGCGCAAGACAATCACCATCACCCGGAGTAGGCTTCCTGATGTGGTGCTTGAGGAATGCGGAGGTGATTGATGGGCAAGATGCAGCGTGACAAGGGGGCAGGTTGGGAGCGGGACGTCGCGCGCCGGTTGCGCGATGTGATGCCTGGCTGCGACGCAAAGCGTGGCTTCCAGACTCGCGGCGGCGCTGCCGAGTGTGCGGATGTGACGGCTGGCCCGCTTCACATTGAGTGTAAGGTGGGGAAGCGACCACCCGTGCGCGCGGCGCTACTGACTGCGACAACGACGTGCCCAAAGGGAATGATCCCCGTGGCCGTTATCAAGGAAGATCGCAAGCCACCCTATGTGGTGCTGCTGTTGGATGACTTTGAGGATTTCTTAAAGGAGTGGTGGGAGCGGCGCTAGATGTTCGCGTCTACTGCCTGAGCCTGTAGGCCAGCGCGGCGCACAAGGCGCAACCCTTCGACGTCCTGCAACATCATAAGCAGCACCCGTGCCGACGGGTGCGGTGATGCCTTGCCGAGTTCCCACGACCAAACGGTCGACTCATCCAAGCCACCGACAAGGCGCGCGAACTTCTGCCGCGATAGGTTGAGGGTTGTTCGTGTGTTTTTGACAATGGGGGGCCACTGTTTCTCTGTTTCACTCATTTGATGCCTCTCTTTTTAGAAGTTTGTGGATCTGTGCTGCTGTAAATGGCTTGCCCTTCCGGTTGGCAATGCCCTGCTTGTGCATGGCGGGCCCGATGCGCCTGTAGGCTTCGCCTGTAGCGCGCATCGCTGCCATGACTTCGATTGTTTGCTGCTCGTCGTCGTCGGTGACCAGTAGCTTGCCGTTGCGCCTATACCCGTAGGGTATGTTGCCGACGCATTCGCCGCGCTTTTTCTTGACGTCAACCGCCGCCTTTGTGCGTGCGCGGATCAACGCAAGTTCGTACTCAGACACAGCATCTAGCACCCGCCTAAATAGCAACGCCTCGCTGGTTTCACCGTTCGCCGCGCCTTCGGCTGCCATTACGCGAGCACCCGCACGCTCTACCTGGTGCTCGATGACAGCCATCGCGAACACATCCCCGCGCGACAGTCTGCCCCGACGGTAGACAAGCAGTACCTGTGCATCGCAATCACTGAGGGCATTGATCGAATTTAGCAAGCCAGCCCGATTTGACAGTTGAATGTCACCCGACTTGTGGTCGATCTCTTCGTGGACAATCTCCAGCCCCGCGCCCAACGCGAAGCGCTCGCACGCCTCGCGTTGGGCTTCGATGCCGTATTCCTGGCGACGGGTTGACACGCGGATGTAAAGCACTGCTCTCATTGAGCGGCTGCCGCCCGGTGCACAAGGTCGCTGCTCTCAAGGCGCAGAACGACGGAGGGACCGCCGCACGGTGGTTCTAACCACAACTTCTGTGCGGCCGCTAGCTTTGCGGGCACAATGCGAATGCGCCACTGGTCAACGGGCCGCTGGGCTGGATCGCCAACGTGCTCCACAAGCCCTTTTCGGATCAGCTGTTGGGCGGTTTTTTGCAGCGTGGACACGGGCCGGTTTAAAATCACCCGCATGTCCCAAATGCGCACGCCTTTGTGGAATGATGTGGCGGCTGCTTTTTGGTTCTCGCACGCGAGTATGTAAAGAACCCACCGTTCTATGGGCCCGAAGCGTAGCTTTGTCCTCCGTGGCGATGCGGCTGGTTTTTTGGCTTGCTCCGCTGCTATTTCGACGATGTCGATGCCGCCAGTACGATAAGCGTCAACCGCCTCGCGAAGGTGTCGACGTCCTGCAATCTTATCGTGCTCGGACAAGGTGAGGTACGTGCCATGCGCGAGGCTTTCCAGCCACGCCTCGAAGCGGTCCTTAAGAAGTTCCTTTAGCTTATCTTTTTTCATTTCGTCTCCCCATTTGTTGCCGGTCTATTGTCAAGGTCTAGCTCTCTGTTATGCGCGTCGCGCGCTATCTGTTTAATCACACTCAGTGCATTCTCTGGCGGCAAGGCCTCCGGCCAGTCGGGATGTGCCGGGTCGGCCAGTTCTGCGATGCTGTGCAATGCGTGGCGTAGATGCGCGCGCTCGCGATCCAACATGTCCGCAGCCGCGCCGAGCATGAATAGCCCGGCACGGCGTTTGTCGGGTGTTGAATCTGCGAACTCGCGCGCAAGTTCAAGGAATCTTTTCTTCATTCACCTCTCCAATATGTGGGGCCGTGCGCTCCGCCTGCTCTATCTGGAGTTTCGCGCAGTCAAATTTGTGGTCCCATGCGACGCAATCCATTGAATCCGTAATCATGATGCGGGATACCACACCAAGTTGCGCTGCCGGGCCTTTCGCAAGGCGAACGACTGCCTCTCGAAAGGCGTCGTCGAGCACGGACAATTGGATCTCGCGGTGTTGGTTGCCGTCAACATCCCACCAATACAGAGAAAAAAGTTCACTCACTGATCACCTCCAACACATATCTGAATTCAGGCAGGCGCAGTTGTACGGTTTCGCCTTCGGCTGCCGGGGGGGGACCAATGTGGATCTCCCCGTCCGCAAGTTTGCGCCGCACGTCGGGCGCGTCGAAGCCATACGGCTTGTAGTAAGTGACTGCCGCGTCAAGGTTGTAAAAGTGTGAAGTTCCTATGTATGTAAATCGCATGTAGTCCCCCTTAAATACAGTCGCTTGGATGTTCGCCGGTCTCTTCGCCCCAACACGCACGGGGTGCCAACATTTGGCCAGCCCAGTTATAGTCGGTGCCGCACTTCGTGCACGTGTTCGTGAAGTTAAACGTTGCGAGCTTTTTGGCGCAGCAAATCACGAAGCGGCTCGCGTCGCGCTCTTCACGCCACGCCTCATCCGCCTTGTAGTCTTCATGGCAGGTTGTTGAGCAAAAGCGCATGTGGGCCGGGAAGCCCTGGATAATGTCGCCCGTGATGGGCTCGTAGCACTCGTTGCAGCGGTGGTGTTCGGTCATGTAGTCCCCTTTGAAGTTTGAAAGTTCAGCCCGTAGGTTAGACGACCACCGGGAAAACGCAAGGGGAAAACTCAACTTTCTTTTACCCGTAGGGTGTGGCGTTCCAAGATGACAGTTCATTGTCAACCTGACATTTGGGGTCTATGCACGCGCGCGCGTGGAGATTTGCGGCGTTGACTATTCAATGTTAGGCAAAAAAAAGGGTGCCCCACGCGCGATGCGTAGGACACCCTTTACCCAGTGGGGACCGGGGTTTATTCAAATTCCAGCGTGCGCTTCGATGCGAAAAGCACGGGCGGTGCCGGGGGTTGCAAGTCGACGGCGTGCCCCTCGCGTATCGCGTCGACGTCCAGCGTGCCGCGCTTATACGTTAGGATGCTATGCCACATCCCATTTGAGCAAATCACAAGGTGGCCGTGACAGTGCACGTTTACGATTTGCGCGCCTTGCTGTACCACTTGCGTTGCGACTAGATCCGCGTCGGAAGGTGTGGGGTTACCATCCGGGTGGCAATGCGCCATGAAAAACCCCACTGCGCCCACACGGAGCGTTGTCCCTAATATAGTCTCGGGCGCGCATAACACGGCGTCAGTGGTGCCTTCGACCCGCACGAACCCCAAGGGGTTGTAGGACGGATCCACGGGGATTATAATTAAGGTTTCGCGGTCTGGCGTGCCTTCGTGCAAGGCCAGCGCTTCGAACGCGTACCGCGCCAATCGGTCGGCTGTGTCAAGCGCTGTGGGCCAATGCTGGCCGGAGTCCTTGTAGCGTATGATTATCTCTCTCATTCAGTCCCCCTTTCTAAATAAGGCCAGTCCGCGCGCGGGCCGTCGAAGTGCAAGAACGCGTCGGGTGCGAGGCTTTGCGCCAATTCCCGCAATCGTTCGCCCGTGGGATCGTGGGCGATCCCAACTTGCAAAACCCAGACCGCGCCGGGTTTGGGTCGCGCGCCCCAATTGTTTACGACGTCCGCCTCAATGCGATACTTGAACTTGCTTTCATTGTGCCATTCAATTACAAGCCGCGTGCGGCCCGTTGCTATTGATCCTGTCATTGTCAGTCCCCCAAAATGTCGTCAAAACTATCGTCCATTGAAAAATCAAACGTTGCGGTGCATTTCTCCAAAATCCACCGGGCTTGTTGTCGGTTTAACCGGGTTTGCGTGCCACGCGAAAACGCGTGTGCTGTGGCGTTAGCAGTGTCAGCACCAGCGAAAGCGCCACCGGGCATTGTCCAGCCGTCCGTTAGCCGGTAACGATGCCACGTGTCGCCATCACTAAATAGCGCGCTAATATGCGTCGCACACTCGCGAAGCGCTGCGACAATGGCCGCATTTTGGGTGCCATCCGTTTCCAGCGCTGCGCCAAGTTCCGCTTCCAAGTCGGGGGCGGTCGGTTCGGGCGCAGCCGCCAAACTTGCGTTGGCGGCTGCGTTTGGGTTGCGCTCGGTGGGCGCTGTGTCGTCGCTAAACTCCAACGCGCGGCGCTGTGGCCCGCTTGGCGATGTGCTCGGATCGTCGTCGTCGTCGTCCGTTTCCAGCGCTGTTAATTGCTTCGCTGCCCGGTAAAGTTTCCGCAAGTCGTCCGACGACGCCGACGACGCAAACGCTAGCGCATGCGCTATGATTTGCGGCCGCAAGTCGGTGTCGGTGGATAGGGTGCTTTCGTCTGCAAACGTGCAATCTTCTTCTAACAGATCGGCCAGTAGGCGAGACGAGTCCGCCGCAACGAAAAACTCCAACTCGCGGCGCGCCGGTGGATCCGGCGTTGCGACGGGCGCTGTGGTTTCGGTTGCCGTTGCCGTTGCCGTTGCGTGCTCACCTTCCAGGACGTGGTAGCGTGCGGCTAGCGCGTCATGTGCGCTAGCCTGTGAGTTGATTTGTTCACGCAAGGTGGCAATCGTAGCCGACAAATCAGCATAGGCTATTGCACCACCCAAGGCGATTTGCGTGCGCGGTGTGCTTTCGTGCTCGAATGTATAACTACAACCCGTGCATAGGATTTGGTGCCGCCGGTAGGTTGACGGCGCGCAACGGATTAGCTGACCACAGCTACACATCAACGGGATGTAACCTGTTTGAGCCGTTTCGCGGCGCGACTGCGGTACGCGGATCCGCTCGGATGCTAGCGCGTCGACTAGGGTTGACAGTGCGTTGTCAAGTGCGGCCTGTTGGTTGTAGTCCCAACGCTCGCCACGAAGCCAAAAGAACACGTCGTCAAGAGATGGGCGACTTGTGCGCTCGCTGTTTCGCAGCACGCCAAAGCAACTGCGCGCCGTACCGTGAAACACGCGGTTATGATAGCGGCCTTGACGCGACGTATCCTGATTGCCGTCGACCGCGTTGATAGCGTGCGTGGCCTCATGAACTAAGAGCGCGAACACGTGGTACGCGTTGTCCTTGGTGTCGTCGTTGTGACTACTTAGCGCGGCCGCAGCGATTGCGACTTCGCCCAACGTTTCACCGTCATTTGTCCACGTGTCCGCAGGCCGATCGCCAGACCAAGTGGATCCGGTGATAGGCGTTGCGGTATTGATTACGATTACAGCGTCGGGAATGCGCGGTATGTGCAAGCGCAGCTGGTGCCACACTCCCTCGCATGCCGCTACAATCCGTGAGCCTACTTTGTCCGTCATTTTTTCAGTCCCCTTGGGTCGTTTGCAGCACAAGCGCTGCGACGTTGGGCCAAACGTGATGCTTGGCCCGCAGTCGCAATGCTGGTGCTATACGTGATAGATGCGCACGGAAACGCCGTTTGGCGCGTCGTTGTCGCCATAGGCCACAAAACCTGCCTCGCGGCCGATCCGGTTGATCTCGCGCCAACACGTCGCTTCGTCTCGCCACCCCACAAGGTGGGCACCAACCGCAAAGCGGATGCGCTCAAGTGCTATGTCATTGCCAGCGCCCTCGCATGCGGTACACAGCGCGTCAATCCACGCCGCAAGGAATTGGGTTAGGTCGTTTACGTGGGCCATTTGGTCGGTGTAAGTGTAAAGCATGATCAGTTCACCTCCCCATACGCCGATTCTAACGCATCGCCACACTCGCCACATGGTAGGTCCGTATCCTCCCAATTGATGAAGTGTGAGACCACAGGACTATCAAAGCCCTCACATATATCCGCTGTGACACAGTCGGGACACAACACGTCATTGTCGGCGGTTACGTAGGCGATAGGATAACCACCGACCATTGTGAACGAACGAACGGTGTAGGTACCGTCATTGTGTGGCACCAGCAAAATGGTCGGATTCATTGGGTGTGCGTAAATGTCAATCATGGTCAGTCCCCTTGGGTTGCGCCGCCGGATAATCCCGGTGACGTCTGGAGAATAGGCGACGTGACATTATCGTGTCAAGCGGAAATAAAAAGAAATTTTAGACTGTGGCGCTATCTATCGAACAGTGGGCGCGCTTTTCGTTTGATTTGGTCGCTGACAATGGCGCGGGACTCGGCCAAAAAGTCGCGTAGGTCGGTGGGGATATCCTCACGATAAACGCTGGCCTTCCAGTCGATACACTCGCCTGTTAGCGGGTCGCGTCCCGTTCGTAACGCGCGGCAAAACAAGGTCCACGCATGCGCCACAACGTCGGATGGGGAGATGTTGTGCGAAGTTGCGATCATGTGTAGCAGCGCGCGATCCTCGGGCAGTAGGCGCAGCCGACACTGTAACGCTTGCCCGAGATGGCGACGGTTGACACGCTTGTGCGGTGGCGCATGAAGGAACGCGGCCGCCGTCCCGGCTGCGACTGTGGCAAGCACGGTCGGTTTAGTCACGCGTTTACCCTTAAGGGTAACTGGGAACTGTAGGGCTGTGACGCGGTTACGATACTGGTTTGTGCTGTGGCCACGGGCCCGCGCGAGATATATACGAGAGGATCCCACGATGGCACAGCGCTGTGCCGGATGGGCAAGACCCCTCCACAAACGATAGACTG